ATTCCCCACGATTCCATTCTTGTAAACAGAACTCGCAGCCAAATAAATGGTGCTTTTCTCCAATGGAGGCATGACTGGAGCAAATCCATTGCATTGAACGGTGCATTCTCCCGGCGGTCCCGGTGGGCCTCCCGGTCCCGGACTTCCGGGCAGTCCCGGTGGGCCTCCCGGTCCCGGACTTCCTCCACCACCGGGACTGCCCGGATTTCCCGCTGCACCATTGCAAACCTCCAAATCAAAAGTTTCACCGCCGCAGTTTTCTCCGGTATAACCAAAGATGTATGTTGTGCATAGACCATTTACAACAGAATCTTTAACTTCGATGCTGCAACCTTGCGGTCCTCTTGGACCGATTTCAATTCCCGGTCCTTCGAATTGGCGATGGCGAATGATCCAGTTGGTGGTTACATATGGCGGCATCAATGAAATTGCTTCATTGTCTGCCGTAAAAGATGCGGTAAGTGCAGTAGTATCACCGGGTGCAACATTCTTGACATCAGCGATCAATGCCGATCTTCCGGAACCATTATCTGCCGCCGCCGCATATACAACATTATCGTGATCGGGAATTTCTTTAGTTGTCAGCAAGTGACTTTCGTCACCGCCGATTTGACCACGCTTCATCTCGGTAAGACCGGTCGAATATCCTGCTCCAAATGCTGTTCTTGCCCTCATGTCGGGGATGAAGAACCGTTCCGATGTGCATCCCGGTTCCTCTCCTGCCGTCAGAGATTGAATGGTAACCAACGATGATTCGCTGATTGCAGAGAAGTTCACCGCTGCTGTGGCTCCTGTATAAGCCTGCTTGAATGTGAATCTTACGCTTGTTGCATCCGCCGCTGTCAGAGTTCCAATTGCAATGTCATTCGTTCCGCCCCAACCAATGATGTATTCCTTGTATGTGTCATTATCATTTGCTGCAAAGAGTCCATGAGCCGTATTTCCAGGAAACTCATGATGTCCACCATTAGCAAGTGAAATGATGATGTCTTTTGTTGGATTTCCTACCGGACCAGTAATATCCGCTGCGATACCCGTGATCTTGTATTGATCACCAATTACTTGATACAAATGGGAATAATCTTCACCATCTTCACTTGCAGTATCTTTCAGTACAGCAGAACCATCGCAAATTCTCCAAGTAACAGGAATTGAAGAAACGCTTCCTGCCCAAGGAACCATTGAACCGACAGGAGTAAACAGCGAAGCCGATGAAGCAGCCTGTGGCAAACTGTTGATGACGATTCCCTTGAGAGAATCCGTTGCGACAAGAACGGGCTGAATGTATGAAACGCCATCAAGAGGTCTTGTTGGAGACAATTCACCAACATTGTTCTTTGACAGGTAGTAGACATTCCCTGCGGTCAGGGATGTGGCACCATCATCGACATCGATGTTTGCAGCAAATTCAATTTCGCCTTGATAAACTACGACAATAGATTCTGCTGCTGCGCTTTCAACAACACCAACGGTTGCGCTGTTGTCAATCGTGTTCGCAAATCCAAAAGTAAAGCCGGTGCTGCCCCCGACATAGATGAGGACATCACCGGCTGTGAATGGGTGTCCGGCGGGAACAGCCCATGTATTGAGAATTCTGCGACCATCGCTGCCGCCGCCCGCACCGCCGCCAACAATTGGAATTGCGCTATATGCCATTAGTGGAGTTTCCTACCTTCAGTAAGTGACCGCCACTATTTAGCGGCAATTAACCGCCCTCTGCAAGAAGTGCTTCGGTTGCGAACTTGAGGTTAGCCTCAATTCTTTCCTTTTGATCGGGCGGGAACTTGTTCTGCTGAAGCAACTGTACGCTTGCCATGCGGGAATCACGATAGTTTCCAGTCCAATATGCGGCAATGGCAAACTCATCGATGATTGCCCAATCATAGATTCCCTGCCCGACAAAGAGGGCACCTTCGGGGTATCTTACCTTTATACCCTGCTTTGCAAAGCGGTAACCCTGATCAAACCGTGAGAACTCACGGCAAAGTCTGGCAGCGGCCCAGAGGGATTCGGCCCGCCACGGAGCGACCTGATATGCCTTGAAATAAACTTGGAGAATATTGTCCACGGGCTTCTGAAGAATTTCCATGATTCTTCCTGCCTGATAGAGGCTGTAAAAGACCTCCTCATTCCATCCTCCTAGGTCTGCTCTCTTCATGTATGCAGCAAGAGCCTTTTCCCATTGCTGCGAGTCACGGTAGGACTGTGCAAGGTAGAAATGATAACGATTGAAATCTTTTTCCTCCACCTTGCCGGTAGCCAATGCCTCCTCAAACTTGACGGCATCCTTCTTGTACTTCTCGGGATCGGAAGAACGGGCACCATCCTGAATAGGGGTGTTCATGAATCCACGGGCAAAGTCACGGGTTCCGATCTCGGTCTTGCAATCCACATACTCATGGAGAACGCCACGGTAGTAGAATGGCTTCTTGTTGCTCGTCATTTGTGGACGGTGATACCGTGTCTGTCCAAACTGTGCAAAGATGTTGTACAGATCGGCAGTCATGGTTTCCTTGAACTTGATTGGATCAAATCCAGGCTCAAAGACAAGAACTTCGTCCGCATCAATCATGAGTGCATAGTCAGTATCAGTCTTCTGCGCCAACTCTAGAGCCTCGCTGCGGTTGTGACCGAAGTCCTTCCACGGACGCTCATGCAATTCTCCCTTGATGCCGACATTCTTGAAGAATTTCTTGATCTTCTCTTGTGTACCATCGGTGGAACCTGTGTCCACGATGACCCAGTAATCAAGGAGAGGCATGACTGATGCAAGGCAACGCTCAATGACATGAGCCTCGTTCTTGACGATCATGCAAAGTGTGATTGTCTTGTTCTTCTTCAGGGTCTCCGTGCTTGCTGCGGTGTTTGCTGCCGGACCATCCAAAGAAACAGGTGCTTCAAGTGTTGTCGTATCGCTCATTGCAATCTCCATGATGAAAGTTTGATGCGGAAGTATTTAGGCAGATGATAATCGGTTTGCGCCGTCTGTCAAGGAATTTTCGTCACTTCGGGATAAACGGTAATCATTCCTTGGACAAGACGCTGCACGGTTGCGCTGCCGTTTGAGTGCAATTCAACATCATAAAACCAAACTCCCGGCTTTATTGCTGCCGTTGCGGTTGGTCCCAAAGAAACAAGAATCGATCCTGTGGAACCAGTAATTGCTGTATTGAAAGTCACGCCAGAGGAAGATGAATAAAATCTTCTCATCTGTGCATACGCTGTATGTCCAGAAGAAATGTCGGTGGGACTTCCGTCTTCTCCTTTTACCGTGTAGGTGAAAGAGAAGTTTGCGCCCTGATCCATGTCTCTGTTGATCGTGATTGCCATACAGTTATTTATAGTCAATCTGGGGGGCTGACATCGGGTGGTATTGGTTCTTCAAAATCAAGGTAATTTTCCGAACAGCCACCACAAGCATAGTGATTGCAGTATCTTCTTTTTCCACCACATGAAGAACTAAATCGAACAGACACGAAGGAATCTATCGGAAACGGAAGTGTATAAGTTGGAGGAATAGACAATGCAACAAGGTCTACTGGACCCCCACCAACTCCACCGCACATTCCTGATGTGCTTTCTCCTATCGAAATCAGGCGTACTGCCTGCATATTTCCGCCCTGACCATTTCTTAGATTGGTTCTGGCAAATGGTGCGGTACTCCATTGATATACAGACGAATTTACACCGCAATGTCCGACTGTATTTGCCGCATTTATGTAAGATGGATTTGATCTTCTGCACAAGACCAATGCTTTTTGTTTTACTTGCCCTAGAGATGCTGCCAGCGCAGCCGACTGTGCAAGAAAAATGCCATCGCAAATTACATCATATCTTGCAGCAAAACGAATTCTCTTGAATCTCCATCCCGCAGGAATGTATAAACCGTTTCGAAGAGTATATCCCATGTAGGAGTTTCCACCAAAGTCGCCGCAAACTTCTCCTACGGATTGCAGATTTACTCTGATATCGACTCTTGGCGCACCCTCTCCTATCTCAGGGGCACTTTGTTTCCATTCGCCGTTGGTATTGATAAAGACAGAATTTACGGGATTCCATGTGTTGTTTGAATTAACAAACATTGGACCAATTTGATTCCATTTTTCGTTTTGGTTCACCCTCAAACCAGAAAAGCGCACATCTCGATTTGCATCTTTAATGATGTATCCCATTTGCTGTCCCGAACAAGCAACTGTGGTAATTCCGCCATTAGGATTTACTGTTGGAATTGTTGGCATATTACATCAATTAGGCAGGACCAATTGCCATCCAAAATACTCTTGAATTTGGAACCGTGTTTTGAGAATCATGCGATCCATTGACCACAAGTGTCATTCCTTGCCGTGTTCTTGAACCCGACAGAATTTGTGCAAATTTATCTCCATCGTAACCCGCCCAGTTACCGCCCGCTGCATTTTCCCATGTTGCTGTTGCATTCCACGGGGGTGAACCAAACTGTATCGGAAATGTTACGGGAACTTGCACATTTGCAAAATTGCCAAGAGAGGTTGTAACTCCCCATTGCATCAATATTCCCGGAGCAATTACTGCATATCCGTTTTCGGTTGCTGAATATGTCCCTGCACCAGAAGAAGGTGTTCCCGTTCTAAACCAAACAAACCCTTCAGGATAATTTGCGGGTGGATTGGTTGTGTTGCTTGGTCCCGTAGTTGATACCAAGAAAAGGGGTTTGACACTAAGTTCCCCTGTGGTTCGATCAATTACTACATTTCTAGAGTTTGCGCTGATGCTTCCTGTATTGTATTGTCCTGCGGAGGACAATCCGGCATTCAAAGCGGGTCTTATGATTGCTTTGGTCGATCCACTTCCGGTGACTGTGAATGCTTGTGTGCTGCTCATCAATACTGTTGTTGGACCAACAATTGTTGCAGGACCGGTTACATTCAGACGCTGACGGAAATCGCCGCTATTTGCAATTACATAACCGGAAGACAATCCTTCGGTTGCATGAATTGATGGAACCGTGAGGTCGGCAGTCAAGCCATTGCCCAAACCTTCTATGATAACACTACCGCTGACACCAAGACTACCTGTGATTGACAGGCTACCTCGCATAGTATCGTCACCATCATTACGGAGAACTCTTGCATTCACTCGGAATCTTGCCCGATCTGCATCAGTAAGATTGTTTACAGCACCCCCCGTAATTTGGTGATAAATGTCATAACGGATGTAGTTGTAATCGTGATTGTGTCCTGTGAGAATTGTTGCAGCCAACCCACGGCGAGAACGAATGATCCAATGCAATCCGATATGCGGTGGCATAATACTGAACGGAGTTGCGCTGTTTTCCGAAACATCAATCAATCCGGTTCTTGGTGAATTTTGTGCTGAAGCGTAATACCCGCTGTTAGCCTGTGGCGCAACAGTACCAAGCAATGCATGGTTGTGGTCGGGAATATTGCTGTCGCTCAAGGTTACTTGATGAACACCGCCAACGGAACCAACGCTGATTGCAGGATCGTTGATTGAACCACGAAGTCCATCACCGACCGATGTTCCGAATATCGTTCTTCTACGCAAATCTGGTAGGAAGAACACCGAACGACCAACAGTCGATGCAACCGTTCTTCCAAACACTTTTACTGCGGTTCCTTGCGTTGTTGCCGTGAACGGAGAAGAAGAGAATGTGACTTCCCGTGTGCTTTCATTTACGGCACTAATCACGACATTTGCCGTGCTGCTTGCACCCCATGTAAGCCGCAATGCATCTCCCGCAGTCAATCCACGGGTATCAGCCTCGACCTTCAGACTGTCTGCCGATTCAACCTCTGCCTTGGCGTGGTGCGTGTGCTGCACGGCTTCATAGAGTTCGTACCATGCATTCTGCTCTAGTGCCGAGCCATCGCAGACCAGCCAACCATAAGGAATTCCTGCGGTTGTGCCGGAGAATGACATGATTGCACCGACAGGAGCGGTCTCCCGCATGTAGACATAATCTGTCGGGGTGTCCCCGACAACAATTCCTGTGTAATCAAGCACATATCCCGAGTTGCTTCCGCTTGCAAGGAACATTGCCTTGCGTACTTCTCCTGCCGTAGCCTCCAATGCTCCCGAATCTACATTGCTTGCAAGAAGTCCCTTTACATCGGGGTGCAGGAAATATGCTTGTCCCGTTGTTAGCGGAATCAAGTTTACGAATCCGCCAGTTGCAGTAAGGTTCTTGATGTAACCTTGGGAAACAACATCAACCCAGTTTCCGCTGATTCCCTCAACAATTCCAAGAGTTTCTGCTGTTGGAACAGTATTTGCCTGTGCAAAAGTCAACGAGCCATTGCTGTCAAAACGAACGACATGCCCCCGATGAAAAGCGTGACCGGGCACCAAGAATTTCTTTCGAATGGAGTCCGCACGAACCCAATCCTCGTGGATTCTTCCATCTTCCAATGCAATCGGAATGTGCCATGCAGTTGCTCCTGTAACAGCATGTGCCCCATCAAGTTGATCAGCGTTGAAATGCTTCACCCAATTGGTGGTGGTGATGCCGGGGTAGACAAATGGTC